ATTTTTCCTTTACTTTACCTTATATTATCACTTAACGACCAGTACTGCTAGCTCCAACTTTAGGTTTACTTTTACCACCGCCAGAACCAGCGTTTAGCGTATTAAAGAACTCGGCTAATTGGGGCATTGCTTGGGCATCTATTGGGTTGATGCGGTCTACACCTTTGGTGAAGTTAGTAAGGTCTCCTAGGGTGTTTACATCTGGAACGGAGTCTCCTCTGCCACCTCTTCCGCCCTTACCATAACCACCGTAGGAGCTATCTTCATCGGTCTTAAACTGCCCGCTCCATACTTCTGCACTCATAGGCGGTTCGTTCTCTATGCCTCGCATCTTGTTTACAATCTCTAGTTCAGCTGCTTCTTTAGCTGCTTTTTGGTTCTTATAAGCGTCACCGTAGGTAGCGTACCAGGCTTTAGTGAAGGCTTTACGCTCATCAGAGTCATACTTATCCCCTGCGAAGTTCTTTTGAATAGTAGCATCGTATTGCTGCACTAGAGGGAACTTAGTAGCTATACCCTTATCAGGGTCATTAAGCTGTTCGGATAGGTCGTACCACTCTTGTGCTCGTTCGTTAGTCTTAGGAGCACCTGGGAAGTTTTGGTGTGCGGGCTTATTCTGCTGGTAGATTTTATCAGCAGCCTTATAACCCTTATACCAGTCTTCTTTGAATAGTAGCTGTTGGAACTTCATATCGTCACCTGTAGCCATAGACTTTAGTTTTAGTACTTGGTTAGCCTGGTCTGGTGGCAAGGTGTATAGAGGGTCAAGCGGAGTTTTCTTTTCTTTAGAGGTAGCAATAGCTTGCTCTTTTAAGAAGTTAAACAATCTGCCTGATTTATCAGCAGCAATAACCCTATATCGCTCTGGACTAACCAAATCATTCTGTGATACCTCTGTATTGCGGTCTCTCGCTGTGTTTTTGAGTTTCCAGTAAGACTCGGTTAGGTCTGGGTTCTCATCTAGGAACTTCTGTACTTTGGGTAGCTTATCTTCAAAGTACTGCTGTTGTTCTGCTCGCTTCTTCCTAGTTTCAGGGGAATTATCTTCCGCTTTTACGCCAAACACCCTAGCTAGTGCCTGCCCTGGTGTGCGTTCTTTGCCATAATAGTCCTCTTTACCCTTAATCTGGGCTACACCAGCATCTATTTCTGACGAGGCAGGTGAATATGCCATAAATAGTGACTTTAATCTGTTATAGTTAGCGTTCTTCTTGTCATCCATCGGTGTGCCGTCTGGGTTTTCGTACTTATAGCGAGCTGTACCATTGCCTTCCCACCTAACATCGTTCTGGGGGTCTGTAATTCTCCTACCCATGAAGTCTCTGTTAGCCCATACACGAGCGAGTGGGTTAAGTGTCATAGAAGATACGCCTTCTTCTGGGGCAAAGACAGTATGACCGCCTTTATCTACCCTTGTTGGTAAGGATACTGGGTTCATCTGGTCTATAGCTGCTCGATTAGGGTCTGTATTCGGAGCAATCGGGAAGTTTAAGCCTAGCGTTCGAGCTACATTCACCTGTGTGTCATTAGGCAGAGCGAAGTTTAGCGAGATATTACCGTCTTCCTTGCCACCAGGTACAAGTTTATTCACCGCTGATGTACCAGGGATAAGAGTTTGACCTACGGCAGTTTCACGCCTAGTACGCTCCTCTGGTGTTTCACCCGCAGCAGCAGACGCTTTATCTGATAGATAAGCTAGACCAGCAACACCAGCCCCCATGCCTACTGGGTTATTCTTAACTGAGTTCTTAGTGATACGAGCAAGCTCTGGGATAAAGCGAGCAAAAGGCTTGCCTAGTACTGGTGAGTCAGCAAACATTTGCATACCTCTACCGACGTTATCATAGTTTTGGAACTGTTCACGAACTAACCTTAGTGCTGCATCATCGGAGTAACCACGAGCCTTTAGTGACCTAAAAGCACCCACCTTGAAGGCATCATCTGTACCACCGTATACGTCTTGTAACAGCCCCCATGCCTTATCAAACGCCTTAATAGCTAGGCGTGGGTTTGTTTTGGCTAGGTTTTCTGCCTCTGTTAGAAGTGACTCAACTTTGATAACATCTTTTTTAGCTATACCGTTCAGAGCACGACCAACATCTTCGCCAATTATCCCCTTCTTGCGAAGGAAGTATAGGTCTGGGTTTACTCCACCCCTAGCTTCGGCTACAAGACTACGAGCACCGCCTATGCCTCGAGTTAGGGCTGTGGTTGGGCTTATGCCTGCACCGCCTGAGAATAGTGTGACGTTAGAGCCGATGTTGCCCACATGAGTACCGACTGAGCCAACAGTCTTGGTCTGTTTGAAGAACCTGTCTAGCGACCCTAGTGGGCTAGTACGATAGATGTCTAGGATGTCGTTGGTCTTTTCGCCTAATTGAGTCTTAAATACTGGCGACCCTTTAAGGGTAGTTGCCACCTGATTATCTACATACTTACCGTCTAGCGAGCCGAACTGTTTGCCCTCGAGCTTAACGAACCCTCTGTTAGGGGCTTTATCAAATGCTCCGAACTCAGTTTTAATCTTTTCTATAGCATCCATACGAGATTTATTTACCAGTGATTGCTGGAAGCGGATGTCCTGAGCTGTAAGTGGGTCAATTACTGTGTCGAATATGTTATCTGGTACGTCTTTTAGTTCGTTCCTGGAGATGCCAGCTGTTGTGTCGAAGTTGTTAAACTGTGAATTAAATACTCCTGCATCAGCGTTCTGCTTGGCGAAGTCAAAGCCGTAAACTCGAGGTGTGTGCATACCGTCAGTACCCTGGAAATAAGTAGCTTCATCTATCACCCCTGTTTTGAAGTTGATATAATTCCTAACTTTATTAAGGTCTATCTGTTCATCAACAATAAGCTTCAACTCTGGTGGAAGCTGGTCTGGAGTTAGTTTAGGTGTACCGTCACCATACTTACGAGCCAAGAACTCGGGAGTTTCAAATACCTGCTGTAACTTCTTAGTAATATCAGCTGGGTCAGCACCGTCATCTATTAGCTTCTTAATAGTTTCGTTACGTCGTCTAGCTACTACCAGTCCTACCTGTCGAGAGGTATTGCGTAAGCCGTTTACTGAGTCTATTGTGGCTCGGGCTTTATCTCCCATGCCGAAGCGTGACCAGATACCACGAGGCAACTGAGCGACAGTCGAGGTAATGCCATTTTTAGAGTTTATGCCTTTTGTAGCTACTTTGTTGAATATATCAGATAGAGGATTAGTAGCCTTTTGAGTTGTCTTGGGTACAATACCGAATACTTGACTAAATAGGTTTTTCCTCTCCTTACGAGTGATATCTATACCGCTCCTAGTTATGATGTCATCTAACAATTCCTCAGCATCTTGTCCTGGCTTAATGCCACTAAACGTGTTCGCCTGGGGAGTGTAGGCATTGTTAGCAGTTGCCTCTGCATTAGCGGGCGTAGGAGTGGCTTGTACGATGTCTTCGGGTGCTGGAGCAGTTTTAGCTTTAGAAGCCGTCTGAGCGGTATCTACGGCTGTCTGACCAGCTTGTACGGTCTGAGTATTGGCTTGTCCTTGGTCATCTACGGCTCTAACAGCAGCCTCTCTAGTAGCTTTAAGCTCGGCTACTAGTTTATCTGACCTATCTTTAGCAGCCTGAACAGCAGCCTCTCTCTGGGCTTTGGTGAGTCCTGGGTTAGCCTGTAAGAAATTGCTTAGGTTCTCTTCTTCTTGCTTAACAATGTTATCTGCATCTTGTTTAACTTGGTAGGCTGGGCGGGTCGCTGGGTCTGCCTGTTCTGCTGCTGCCTTACGCCTGTTAAGTTCATCTCGGGCTTTCTTGCGGTCTAGTGCTGTACCTGCGGAGTCATTGGCTAACTCTTCTAGGTCTTTTTCGGCTGCCTTCTCAATGCCCTTTTGTTCTATCTCTTTCTGGGCTGCCTGAGACGCTTCTCCTGCTTTGGTGTTATCTATAAGACGACCGCCTTCAACGATGGAAGCAGTACTTGCACCTGCTGCTTCATCAGCTGCGTTGCCCTTAGTAAAGCTCTTTACTGCTCGACCAGGGAATACAAGTCCACCGCCTAGTCCAAGTGCTACGTCTGTGGCTACTGATTGTGGAGTAGTGTCATTGCCTTTAGCAGCGTTCTGACCCACATATCTAGCAGATATAGCAGAGTCCTCTATCGCTTCGTCTAAGCCGTAACCTTTACGCATACGGTCAGCTAGGAACTTGCGTACCTTGCCTGCTTCACCAGCATCATCTACGAGCTTAGCTGCTTTATCTATAACAGCATCAGTTATCTTGACACCTCTAGGGAAGGCACTAGCTATCTTAGTGGCTGCGGTGGATGGAATAATGTATGAGCCTACTTCTAGCCCCACGTTAGCAGCCTTGTAGCCAGTCTCTATGCCCTGCTTAGTGGCGAACCTGTCTATCTCTTCGGCTTGTTTGGTTGTGGCTTTAGATACCCTGTTAGTGCCTTTGCCAGGGGTGAGAATATCATAGTTACCAGCTGCTGCTTGGACTAAGCCAGTAGAGACACGAGCCGTACTAGCAGCTAGCGTGTCTATAAACTTATTCTTAATGTCTTGGGCACTACCTGCATCGGGAGCTTTACCCTTAGCAAACTTCCTATTAGGTACTGCTGGAGTAGCGTTTAGCTTAGTAAAGTCAACCTTGGTAGGTGGAGTTGCTAGTGGCTTAGCTATCTTAGGAGCTGCTACTGGGGGTTTCTTAGTCTGTTGGAGTTGTTGGGGTTTAGCTGCTGGGGCGACAGGAGTCTGGGGCTTCTTGCCAAACATATCATTAACAGTCTGCACCTGTTGTCTCTGTATCTGTGGTGCAGGTTGCTGTTTTCGTTGCTGAGCTTGCTGAGCTTCTCTTTGCTTACGACGCTTCTTTTCGTTTTCGTCTTCGCCAAAAGCTCCTCGGAAGAAGTCTCCTATGCCTGTGAGTAGACCCATTTTATCCCCTTCCTACAGGGCTTGCTGCTCTGCGTATACGTTTCCGTAAGTTGCTTGAACCTTTGCTTTATCTTCGTCGCTTAGACCTGCTGAGTCTACTACAGCCTTAACAGCTGCTTGTTTAACGTCACTACCAAGTGAACTCTTGATGATTGAGTCAAGAGCGTTAATGGCTGCATCTGCACGACCTGCGTCGCCTGTAAGCCCTTTGATGGCTTGTGATGCTTGACCGTCTGTGCCTAACGTAGCACGAGTGACACCAGCGGTGTCTAGGTTGCCTTCTAAGTCGTTCCTTAGAGCTCGGAGAGCACCTACGTCGGTGGTCTCATCTACACGAGAGATATTCCTCTTAGCTGAGTCTCGGTCAGTAGTGAACTTAGCACGTTGCTCGTTGCGGTACTGTCCTAGCTTAGCTTTGTCTGTCTTCTCGTTCGTACCAATAGTGTTAAGGGTATCTTCGTACCCCTTCTTAGCTTTGCCACGACCATCACCACGTTGGGTGCTGTCATAGCTACCGATTGCTGCATAACTCTGGTCAATCTGTGGTAGTGCATCTGTGTATTGCTCTGTAGCTTTGCCTCTTTGACTGCCGTACTGTGTTGTCAATTCTGCATCACGAGAGCGAACTAGGTTGTCTAGGTCACCGAAGAGGGCGTTGTAGATAGCATCAATGCTACCAGCTTTACCCTTGATAGCGTTTTTGAGAGTAGCTCGTAAGCCTGCGTCTGGGTCTGCGTCTGCACCCCCACCGCCACCGCCACCACTGAGGCTTGAACCACCTGTGCTAGCAGTAGTCGCAGCAGTTTTAGCTGCTGTTCCTGGGTTGGGTTGGTTCTTTATCATTGTGGCTTTGATGCCCTTTTGTGAAGCGTTTTTTACAGCTTCGCCCTTGTAGCTGCCCAAGTTCACTACTTGATTGCCAGACCTGGCGTAGACGTTACCGTCTCGTCCGACCCAGTATGTGTTCTTTGCATCGGTTAGATAATCTGATTTAGCCATTTGTTTTCTCCTTTTTTATTTTGAGTTAAGGTATAGTTCCGATTATAGCATTAAATCTATCGGTAGGTATAGTTTCCGTCGAATCGCCCAGTGTCCTTGCTCTGGTGCAGGAGTACGAAGCCAAGCAAGGTAAATGTTTCATTAAGCCCGCTGTTTTCAAACTTAACCTTTAGTGTGCGAGCATCTAAGTTAATCCCTAGGTCGTATACGGTGTGGCTACTATCTGTTTCGGATGAGACTACTGAGCTAGAACCACCATCTATACCTAGGTCACTATCGGTGTAGGTGTCCTGTTCAGACGTACCGAAGAGCAGGTCTCCGTACATATCTGTGCCTAGACCACCTGATGCGGAAGGGTTAATGGCTACTGGGCGACCCTGTGAGCCGTTCTCGGTAATGAATGAGATGGTTACGTTGCCAGTGGTGAAACGGAAGATAGGTCGGATAACATACCAGTACTTCTCTCGGTCAACCATCTTGCCCTCGAAGGCACGAGTAATGAAGGTAGCCTCTATAGCTGCACCCTTGTCGTTGTAGACGTTAGGTGTGAAGTAACAGACGTTAGATGAGCCATACTCCGTAAAGTAAAGCTTAGTTGTGCCGTCAACGTCTCTATCTTTGAAGGCGTACATACTATCGGCATTTATGTTATCCCAGTAAGCCCAAGCATAGAACCTTCGGTCGTAGACAATCATGGCGTTACAAGTGGTGTTAGAGTCTAGCGGTACAGATAGGAAGTACCTATCATCATAGTAATAGCCCTTACATCTATCGTATTGAGCGGGGTTAATCCGTTGGATAAGTGTCTTAACTCGGGAGCTTAGTTCGTTAGTACGGATAGCTGCGTAGAAGTTAGGCTCGTTACCTAGGACATAGACACCCTTATCTGTTAGGAAGTAACAGTCGTTCTCTACAGATGTTGTAGGACCGTGAGAAACTGCACCATAAGAGCTAGATATACGCTCGACTACGAAAGCACCAGTCGAGTTGAAGTACAGCTGGTAGATAGATTTTTCTTTGAATACGATTAAAACGTCTTGGAAGAAGCCAAGGCTAGTAACATACTGACCATCGTTCTTGTTGATGTCTATAGCCTGAGAGGTGTTGTCTCCTGTGAATACGGTAGCACCTGGTACGTTCGTGGCATCGTTAAGCTCGATAGCACCACCACCTACGGCTGCTGCACGAGTAAAGCGAGATGGTTCTGCGATAGGCGAGAAGTATAGTCTGAATGGCTGTCCTGGTGCTCCGAAGGCTACATGATACCCCTTATAGATAACTGAGGCTTTAGCTTTAGGCATTGTTCCTGGGCGGGTAACAGATGAGCCGTCGAAGACTACGCCACCGTTTACACCATCCCAAGCGTAGGTCTTAGTCCAGAGAGGAGTCATATTGATGTTAGCTGATGTATCTACTGTCACCCCTGATAGAGTCGAGTAAGCACCACTTTGGTACTTCTTGAGAACACCAGCATCGGATGTAATAAGGTAGTTCGAGGCTTCGGACATATACTGGCATAGACCACGAGGAGCTGTGCCTAGTGTGCCAGATAGGTTCGTGTAGCCCATACGCTTGCGAGCTGCTCCACCTTCTACATACTCGATGTTCTTAGTACCAGAGGTAGCTTCTTTATCGTTAGACAGAATATCCGCAATGAGTAGGTTAAGACCACGACTAGGGTTTAGTACCCTTGTCTCATCATAGGGGGCATTAGGAGATGTCTCCCTGACTTTGCCGTATGGATATTCATCCATGACTAAGCTCCTACATCACCTACGAATGTACCAGCTGCGTCTAGGTAGTGAACTGGGCTACGACGTTGGGCATTGTATGAACGCCCTGCTAGCTTGTTTAGTTCGTTATGGAATAAATCCCACTCTTGCTTAACATCAGCTCTGGTTGGGTTCTCGCCCTTCTTAGCGTAGACAAGTGCACCGATGGCAATGACTCGGGCGGATGGAAATGGTGCTGCACCTTCTGCAATAGTGCCACCTGAGCCTAGTGTAGGTGGTTGGTACTGGTAAGTAACAGTGGTGGCTGTGACTGGCTCTAGGATGTACCTGCCTGTAGTGTCGTCGAACTGTACGGCTACGCTTGTACCGCTAACATTAGCTAGGTCTGTCTCTGTTAAGCCATCGAACTCTCGATAGCCTTCGTAGTCCATGTCGGTTGGTAGTAAGCCGTCTATAGCGACTGCTGCACTCTTGATAGAGAAGTTCCACTTGTGGTATCTCCAAGCATAATTAAACGATTCTTGGATATATCTCTTGAGGTCGTCATCTGTTCCGCCTGGGTTCACTCGGTGTCCAAGCAGGTTGTGTAATACGTTAAGTACGTCGTTCTGATTGATTAAAGTCATTTGGCTACCCTGTACTGTGGAAAAGCTTTTTCCAAGTCCTTTACTAATTCATTGCTGCCATCTCGAGTTTCGTACCCCTCTTTGTCTGGGTGCTGTAAGTCGCTATGACCTGTTATTAAAATATCTGACTCGATTATGGCGTTCCATGTCATAGGTGGCATTGCTACTCCCCAGCGGAGACCCATAATTTCACTCTTGTTCTTCTTAATCAGCTTATTATCTCGGAAGTATTTAGCATCCTTAGCGGTAACATCCTGCTCTTTGCGAGCCTGTTTATTGTGCTTGCGTAGTAGAGAGTGGACTTTTTTCCACCTAACAACTCGGTCTTCTTCACGCATAGCCTTATCCGCTGCGGTATGACTATCGCTGTTGAAGGTTGTTTCTTTTGGTATGGTGAACTTTTTTTCTGTTGCTGCTATCATTTTGATTTCCTTCTTTAATCTCAGTATAGCAAAAAGCTCCCATTTCTGGGAGCTTAATGTTTTTAGCGAGAGTTCCTAACCGAAGTTTGTGAAACCTTTGGCTACGAAGTTTGCTTTCTCGTAACGACCTTCGAGAGTCGTTTCACCGAGGATAGCACCCTTTTCGTAGTCTCCGCCCTTTGGTGCATCGTAGTTGTTAGGAGCACGAAGGTCTGCGATAGCCCATGTGTCTTCACGAAGAATTGCGATGTTACCAGTTGAGCCTGCTGCGAGCACGTCGTTAATGAAGCGGTGCAAGAACATTTTGACTACGCCAAACTCTGATTCGTACACATCTACTGTGTTAATCAGACGCTTGTCTTTGACTTCGGTGAACTTAGTACTTCCAGCTGTGAAGCCAGAGATAATTCGCTTACCTAGAGAACCTACATATACTGCGTCAGGTGCTTTGGCTGATGTGCCCCAGACCTGTGCGAAGTAGTCGTTCATTAGAGTTTCTGTAAAGTCAGTTGCTGCGTTAGCGATTTTGTTAGTAGTAACTTGGTCGAAGATACCACCCATTTCACGAGCTGTTGATGCGTTACCTGCGGCAGCGACACCGTTGACAATGCTCCACTCAAGCTTGTTCTTGTAGTGAACCATTGACTTAGCCATGTGGTAAGCCTTTGGAGAAGTCATACCAGCGTGAACAGTTTGCTGTTCTGTGCCAGATACTTTCCAGTCCTGCTTGATGATTTGTGTGTAGTTAGTCTTGCGAGTTGGGTTTACTACGTCGCCTGCACCGTAATCAGCACCTTCAACTTCTTTCTTGTCTGTGCTGTTAGTAGTTGTTGCGTCGTAACTGTCTACGAGCCATGAGTGTACTGAACTCTGGGCTTTGCTTTTACTTAGTCCTGTTGACAACTGGTTCTCAGTTGGGCTTAGGTTAGTAATGATATTTAGTAAGTCCTCTCGTAGGGAAGGGTTACTATAGTTTGATGACATTGCCATATCTTTATCTCCTTATTGTTTGTTTTAACCTTCACAGTGTGTGAACTGCTATATCGTTAGAGTAGCACACTATGAAAATAACGGTCAAGTAGCAAGATACTCTAATAAACCCATTAACTTATCGGGGTCATCGTCCAAGAAGCCTAGTGCCTGGTTACATGGGGAGCATAAAACCCCTCGCACACAATTACCACAAGCCTTCACTCTTGACTCGCAACAAGAGTGGTCGTGGTCTATATTTAACTTATTGGTAACTTTTCCACAAGCATCGCACTTGCCTCTAGTCAACAGTTCAGAAAGACGCTCACCAGTCAGACCATAAATTAAAGCTCTGGTGTAGTGTCTGGTGCACATATCTTTTTGTAAGCCAAGTTTTTCACAACCAACAATTAAGCACACTTCTATCTTTGTACGATGTCTCCAACATAGACCGCTAGAATTAGAAAAACCATTACATTTTTCTAAAGAACAGCGTCTGTACTCCATTTATTACAAACGACCTGCTTTTATTTCAGAGTTTAAGAAGTCGGTTAAAGCTTGTTCTCCGCCTGTCTGTACAGACTCTAAGACGTTCTGGTTAGTAAGTGTAGTGGCTACATCTTGAGTTCCACCACCTGTAGGCTGGACTGATTCAATAGAAGTCTGGACTTGGTTATCTGCTACACCTCTTTGGTATTGCTGTTTAAGTGCATCAAGCAATCTGTCGGCAGCTTGGGTTGGGGTGATAGCTACACCTTTATCGAACTCTGCACGACGGATAGCGTGAACCATATCTCGTAGTTGTTTATTCTCTTTTAGTGAGCCGTACTTATCAAAAGCACCATCCCACAGTTGTCGCTCGGAGTTTTGGATAGCCATCTTACGTTCGTAGTTAGCCTCGAACCGCTGTTCGGCAGTAGTCATTAAGTCCTCGAAGAACTTACCGATAGACTCTTCGTCTTCTGCATTAACATTGGTTGGGTCTGGCATATCTGGGGCTGGAGCTATATCACCTACTACGGACTTCATATAGTCATCGAATGACTGTTCTGGTTCGGGAGTAGGAGTAGCTACAGGTTCTGTAGGCGTAGGAGCAGGCGGAGTTTCCACAGGCTGTTGTGGCTGTGGAGTCGGCTCTGTCGGCTGCGGAGTTTGTTGAGGTGGTGTCTGAGCTGTTGGCTCTGTAGGTTGGTCGCTTACGAATAATTGCTGAAAAGGGTCGCCCTGCTGTTGCGTAGGTGCTGGTTGCTGGGTTGGTTGACTTGGTTGCTGTTGAGCTGGTTGCTCAGGCAATAGTGGTGCAGTAGTAGGTGCTGGTGCATCCTGTACTGTTGGTGAGATGCCTACTGCTTGTGCTACGGCATCTATATCTGTTGGTGTTGGTTCGCTCATATAATTTTCCTTTCATTTACTAATCTCTATCGAATATAACAATAATAGCACAATTTGGGTTATCGCACATAAAAGCGTTCCACTCGGTTTCACTAGGGTCACGCACTAGGTTTTTATGCTTGCAGTCGGAGTCGTTGACGGATATTAACTCGTCTTTAGATACAGTCTCAACCACCTTACCACCATGTTTAGCGGTAACTTTATCTGGCTGTGACTTGAGACTCTCGGAGTCTTCTCGTCTAGTTTTGTTTTTGGTCATTGGTGATTTGCTCGATGTTTTCTTCTAGTGCTACAACTTCTTGCTTGGCTTGGACAGCTTCGGCTTCTTTAGAGTCTAGTAAGTTACGGATACGAAGTATGCCTCGTACCTGTCCATGAGCTGATAGATAGTCGTCGTAAGCTAGTGGCTTCTCTTGGGTTAGCGTATTAACTACGAGACTAATCTCACCGTCAATTATCTCGAACAGTGTTGGGGCTGAGTCTTTTAATGCCTTGACTTCCTGCCCCTGTTTTAGCCTAGTGCGGGCTGCTTCAAGCTTGTTGTGCATCTGTAGCATATAATCGTCTTGTGCCATTTTCTTCTCCTTACATTACTAGATTATTAACATTGCGAACTGGGAACGTATTAGGCATTGACTTGCCGTCTGTCTGGACACCATCACCTTCTGGTGGAGTCACAGCTCCCGCATCCTCGGGGCTGAGGGGTTGCTCGAGGGCGGGAGCGTTGGGAGATTCGGGCGGAGTCACTTCTGTAGGGCTAGTCGGTAGTTGCGGTGTGATGCTGCCTTCGTCGGCAAGTATATGTGTAGAGTTCTCGTTGAAGTGTTCGCTGCCTCTTTGTAGGAAATATCCGAAGTCTAGGTTAAGGGCTTGGTTAGGGTCTTGGGTTCGGGCTGCCTGTTCGACTGAGCTAGCCTGTAAGCTCATTGCGAAGTCCTTGTAATCTAGGAAGTCCTTTTTCTTTTGGTCTTGGCTTATTGGCTCGAAGCTACCGTCATCGACTTTAACACCGAAGATGCCTACCATATCCTCTGGTCGTAGCACTTCTGTCTTAGCTTCACCTCGTACTTTAGTCTCTGTTACTACGTCAGTACGCATAAACTGTTGGGTGTTGGATAGCCACATCTGACCGACTTCTCTCCAGCTTCTTCGGAAGTTAGACCGCATGAAGCCTACCTTCTCGGCAGCAGCTTCCATGATGCGTGTAACACCTGTGGCTGTGCCCTGTGTCTGGTCTGTAGCGGAGTTAGGTACGCCTGATGCGTATTGTGAGATGGTGGCGTTCTCGATAGCTGAGTTAATCATATTAGTAGCAATCTGGATGTTATTAGCATCTGGGCTAGGGAACTTAAATTGCTTAGGCATCTCGCCTCGGAAGCGTATCTCGCCACCTGGCTCTATAATATATGGCTCTACAACTGAACCTTCTTCTATAGCAATCATGCCGTCAGCCATATTATGTGAGTCCATGAAGTGATTGAAGATGTCGTTAGCAGCAGCTTGTAGGGTTTCGCTGTTCTCAAAGATACTCTCGCCCCAGAACTGGTAAGGCTTGCGACGGATGTAGAAGGCTACCATTGGGTATTTCTTGTGCCAGTAGACGTTCTCACCCCTGTAAAGCTCTACCCAGCCCTTATCGCCTTCACCGTAGATAACGACTTCGTTATGCTCTTTATCCCAGCACTCATATATCTGAGCCATCTGAGTTGTGGTGTCTAGTGAGTTAGGGTCGGTAGTAGTTACTAGGCGGTTGCGAGAAGCTTCGTACTGTGCAAACTCGTTAGTAATAGCACCAGTCTTTAATTCGCCTACCTTAGCCTTGTCGTACTTAGGGTTGCGTTGTAGCTCATAGACTGGAACTTGGTCAGTTACGATAACCCAGGGCGACTTCTGTAAGGACTTCGCTCCAGGCTTAATAAAGAAGTTAAATATGTTAATACCACTAAAGGCGTTATAGCCTTCGGTGGCAGACTTGTTTTCTACCTGAGCATAGTCGACACCTGTGTCACCTTTAACGTATGATTTGTAATCACTTTTGCGTTGTAGGTAGGGGGCACGACCGATGCCCTGACCAGTAACACAAGCGTCGAGCATAACACCTAGTAGTTCATCTGGGATGCTGTCTTCCATGAGAGGGCAGTCATAGTCGTAGTCAAGCTTCATCTTGACCTTCTCAGTCTTCTTATTCATGTCATCCATATATAGGTTGAACGCATCTTTATTAAGCGTATTGACTGGTAGGGTACGGACATTGACTTCCCAACCTGGTCGGTATTGGATAAAGCGTGAGATTAAATCCCAGACTTTGCTGGAGATAATAGGCATATATACCTTGGAACGCCAAGGTGCAAGGCTCTGGTCTGTGATGTGTGCGTACATATCGTCGTACCACTTAGACCATTTTTCGAATAAAGGTATCTGATAAGTCTTAGCGATGTCATAACGTGACTGCCATTTAATACGCTCATCTTCGGGGTTGATGGCTCGTTTCTTCTCTTCTTGTTCTTTTTGTGGTGGTGTTGAATTACCGTCTTTAGGTTGGTCAGTTTCAAACCCGCCTTGGGCTGCTTGTAGCTTGCGTAGTTCTTCTATCGGGTCGTTAGTTTTGGTTTTTGGTGGCATTTTATTTCTCCAATATACGTTTATCTTATCACTTATATGTCTAGTAAGCGAGGGTCATTTGTCTGTCTTTTTAGGTATTTAGATACAGCGACTCTGGCATCATGGTAATCCATAGGGGCTACGGTAGTTCTGCGTAGGTAAAAGTCCTCTTCCATGTTTGGTCTTTTGGGGCTGTCATATAGGACATACTTTTTCCTGCGAGAGCCGTCATCCCAGATAGTAGCTGGTAGGAACTCTAGTCCACAGAGCAGTAAGTAGGCTGCGAGTGCTGTGTCATCAGTTATAAAGTATTTATCTTCCATTATGATATTAACCTTCCTGTAGATGAGTATACCTTTTTTGCCTTCTTTGGTGTACCCGCTCCGCTCATGTGGTCGTTTACGAGGTAACGAATAGCATCCATAAGGTGATTGTTCTTGTCTTCTGGAGTTTCAGATACTTCTCCCCAGGCATCCCTAAGACGCTTGTAAGATTGGAACTCTTTAATTGTAGCAGTACAGTTACGCCCTACGAATAGCTTGGGTTTACCGCTACCTTCTCGAACATAAAGCTTAGTCTTAACCTGTCGGATACCGTTCTTAATGGAGTCCTTACCCTTTTTACTTGGGGTAACGTAGACTCGGTTATCGCCTAGTGACTTCTCTCGTAGGCTGGCTATCTCCATCGCTCCAGCTGAGTCTCCTATAATGCGAGTGAAGTATTGGTCGCCCATCTTCTCGTGTAAGACTCGTGCCATCTTATCTATTGGTAAGTCTGGTAGGTACACTTCGTCATATATATACCAGTTATCGTCTTTATCTATAGCAACGAATACGGCAGCAAAGGGGTCTTTAAGACCGAAGTCCATACCTATAGCGAAGGTGACGTTCTCTCTTGGGATAAGGTTAGGGTTAATGACGTGGATGCGGTCATCAAACTCGTTATATACAAGGGTAGATGGCGTGGTGAACTTAGCTTCCCACTCCTGTACCCACTCGTCTATCTTGCCATCTCGGATATATTCAGCCTTAGTGTCGTTCCACTCTTGGACTCTATGTGTAATAGACGTGTTGTCGAGCATGGTTGCGTGGCTGTAGAACCATCGCTTGTCGTGGGCTGGGTCGCTAGACTCGGCAATAGACTTCTTAGCAGCCTCTACTACATCATAGAAGCTGTTATGCACACCATCTGGGGTAGAGCTAAAGATAGCCCAGCCTTGGTTGTCTGCTAGGGCTGGTCGGACAATCTTACGCCATGTATCGTTTGCGTATTGGAAGAAGGCAAACTCGTCTAGAACTGCTCCCATGAGCGAGACTCCACGCAGGCTGTCTGGGTTGTTTGCACCTTTAAGATAGATGCGAGAGGGTGTATTTATGCCCCTATGGTCGGAGTCTATGTTATAGCCAAGGATGCTCTCGGTCTCTAATTTATAATGTAACGGTTGAAACTCGACGAATAATTCTGACTCGTTGGTGTCATTGACGATAGCTCCTGGCACTAACACCTTGAGAATATCGTTCCAATAGATTGACTTAGCCTGGGTGTATGTAGGTGCAATGATGTAATAATTACCTGGCTTTTCTAGTGCCTTGAGCATCGTGTATAACGCTATACCTAGTGATTTTCCGCTTCTTCGACCCCACACTAGAGCCTTGAAACGAGCTGGTGAAAGCATCATCTCTCTCTGTTTTTCGTGTGGATACAGTAATGTGTTGCCCATTTTCCGCCTTTCGACATTTTTGTGCTTGACTTAATAATACCACGTTGTGTTATGATAATTTCACTATGAAACAAACCATCAAGTATGATACTATCGGCTTAAGCACCTCTCAGGGTGCAGCCGTTGATGCTTTCAACATAGTCCAAGTAACCCAGTAACTCTTCGGAGAAGCTGGGTTTTTTGGTTGGAGCAGTAGCTTAGAGGGTGCAACTCCCAAAGCTATACTCCTATCGACTCTCGACTAGCGGGCAACGGCATGAACGAGATGGTATAGCGAGCTACTGTGGTGCTATTAGGGTAACACCGTGTCTGCCGACGACGTGCGTTTGCAAGCAACTCCCCTAAACTTTCACAGAGGTCAATCTGTTGAGGGGTAGGGGGAGTGTGTCCAACTTCTGTACATTTGCAAGTATTTAGATGCGATTACTCCCCTTTGTTACGTCAAAGGGGTTGGGGGATTAACGAACAAGTATCCTTTAAGCAAACAAGGTGATATTATTAAAATATGTAATAAAAGAAACCAAAAAAATGAAGCAACTCATAGAGGCAAGAATTGACGAACTAGCTTAGGATATGGACTTTAATAGACCCTTAACTTGCCTTGAGTTTATGCGACAAATAGTAGTAGAGACTACAATCGTACTTGATACCGACTTTGCACCAGATGAACACTTTGTGTTTATACGTCTACCGATTGTAGGACAGTATGAGTGAAGAGCTTTATACAGATAGATGTTCAACCCCTAATATACAATCCCGCCTATTTAATGGTCGCCTAGCGTGGAATAATGACGACTTAGTGTGGTCGCACTTATATGAAGTTCCGAGCGAACCTGAGCCTTCTGTGCCTATCCTGGAGTTACTTATTAACGATGGTCAGTTGGAGCTTTGGAATGAAACCACCTAGCTGGCATCAAGGACACCCGAAGAGAGAAAAAGGTGAGGACTATCATCATCTATTCTGGGAAGCTAGGGATTATAAGGGTTCATACGAGCGAGCATTTAGAAATCATGTCGGCTTAGTTATACCGCTAGATAAACAAGTCCACAGTTACCTACACTTTGTAGTACCACCACCACCAAAGTTTACTAAGAATGAGATGTCTGATTGTATAGATTTTGTTAAACAGGGTGAGGAATATGACAGCGAGACTAATAGGTTCTGGGGTGCGGAAGCAGTTATGAGATACACCATCTTCTTAGAGATGGACAGCCCACCAGTCGGTGAACGTATGCACAACATACGAGATAATCTAGCCCAGCAGATAGGCATTATGGCAGGGCAACATACTTATGAACGCCCTATATGATACAATTTAATTACAGTAACCATAACGAAAGAAAATGAGGTAAATATATGGGAAAAGAAGTCTTCGGTGAATACTCTGCCTTCGATAGCAGTAAAGGTATTCGCTTCCAAAAAAGTAATAAACTAGTAAGTGAAAGCTCTGTACCGCCAGAAGTTGTCTCTTATCTTAAAAGTAAACTAACTATCCCTGAGTTAGACTATCCTAAGCCAACTCCAGAAGAGCTAGCTAAGATGAAGGCTAAGTCAATCGAGGAGTTACAGACTACTCCAGCAGAACGAGCAGAGCCACTAGAAGTCAGTGATTTTGTTGAGCCAGACGGTTCATTGAACCCAGACGGTTCATTGAACCCAGAGCCAACAGATGACCAGATAGCAGAGATAGGTGCTAGCACTACGCCTTCTATAGACACAGAGTTCATGGAGCGTAGTTCCATCTATACAGCTGACATTAAAGATATTGCTCAGGTACTATATGACCGCTTTGGTGTCTATACTATCTATCTTAATGCCACACCGCAGACAGATGAGATTAACCCACTAACAGGTGAAGCATTTAGTCGCTACCACCAGGGTATTGCCTACCAAGCGTTAATCCGAGCACGAGGCTCAGGCTTCTTTAACCGAAACCCAGAGATAGGTGCAGAGTTAATGACTAAAGGTAGAGTTGCTCACGAGAATTACGTCAAGGAAGTTGGCGACCCCCGACAACCAGAGGCTACACAGCCTGATGCTACCCAAGCTACACCTGATTCATTCGCCTATAGGACTAGTCCATCAGCTAACGCTACTACCCAGACCCACTATATTGCCCACGAACCAGACCCAACTACAGGTGAAGTAAGGGCTATCCGCAGAGAAGTGCCTAAAGAGTCTCAACATCAGGGTAAAGTTAATAACTCCCGCCAACGATTTGATAATAATCAAGATGAGATGATAGTCGAACCTCAGTTTGGTCAACAAGTCATCCGCCCGAACTGGTAAGTATGCAGTCACTCAGTAGCGGAGATAAGGAGTTCATCAAGCTTACCGAGTCTGGTACTAAGCCTAGCCCAGCGTTTCGTGAAGCGTACCCAGACCACCCAGCTACACTAGCTTATCTTCGTACTGAGCCTGGCTCACCAGATAGAGTAAAGGCATCTAGTGCACTAAAAGATGCTGCCAAGGGGAAACTCAAGGCAAAGTATATGACTGATGCTATCACTACCTATGCGGATAAGATGGAGAAGTTCTCTGAGTTATCCCTACAGACTGCTACAGACTTAGTAGTTAATGCACGTTCCGAGAAGGTTAGGTCAGACCTAGCCATAGAAGGCATACGTCATAAGATTGGAAGTCCTACCGTTAAAGCTCTTGTAAAGGAAGAGAAGACCGTCTATCTGACATTCGGAGACCCCCCATCCGACGACGACGTGGAGCGTGACCGAGGTGAAATAATTGACATCTAGTGCACTTATACGAGTGAAGCTTCTCGATACGCTTACCCGAGTGTCTAAGCCCGCTATGCTTTGTATGATTATTCCACTCCTGTGCTTCTCTATATGAATTAAAAGTCCTCTTACCATCACAACTATAGTGGTTGGACTTACCCCACTTATCTGTTTTTCTCATACCACTCCTCTGCCCACTCTCCGATAGTGGGTACTTTAGTTTCTTCTGATTCAATAGTAAACTCTTGTGCAAAAGGATTTATACCAGGGGAAATATATTGATATACAGCTCCGCCTTCTACAGTCTGCCAGCCACCAAGACCCATAGTAAGACCCTTCTTAAAATCATTATCTATCTTCTTGAGAATTGCTGGCGTGCTTTTAGACTTCTTTACCACCTCGTACTCCCTCGTAGATTATCTTAATTAGATATACGAAATATATAGCACAGCCTATCATAGAGAATAAAATCACTACGGCTAGCTCAAGTAGAACGATAATAATTAGTAGGTCAATCATTCGCTACCTTCCCACTTAGCTTCTATAGGTACAGCTCTCTTAGGTGATGTGAAGTAAATTGGTGGGGTTTCTACTGCGATCCTGCCTATTTCTTGGTGGTTAGGCTGACAGTGTTTGTCTATTGCCTGTTCTATTTCTGGTTCTTCCAGTCGTTCGGTCTTATTCATTTCTTATCTCCTTCTACCTTATATTGTTTGGGGTTGGGGTCGGACAGGGAATAGTGAGTTTTGCCACCGTCTGTGCTGAAGACTTCACCATCACGCTTGTTCTGCCACATTGGGCTACCGCTCATCTCAGATACATCCGTCCATTCATCAGGTTCGTAGGTTAGTGGTGACAAAGGTTTGTATTGTAGGAGCTTCTCAATTATCCCTATAGCATACGAGGCACTAGCCCCTGAGTGTCCACCATCAGAAAAGGCTT